TACCGTATTTAAAAGAAAACAAGATATTGATGTTGCTAATTCAGTTTTGTATCTTATGGAACAAAGACAAAATATTGAGAACTTCAATAAGAAAGCTTTGTATATTCTGATTAGAGAAATGACCGGTAGTAACACTCAACACATTACCCGAGTAATAAATGTTTTGAAAAAACATCACTTTAATTTACAAAGAAGTTATCTTGCGACTGGAAGTATAGAAACTAAATATACTGGAAGTTGGGATATATTATAGCGTAACAACGGGCGATATTTCTACCGCCCGTTAATTCCACCTTTATTTGTTAAGTAATCCGAGTATCACGATAAGTGATATAAACCCAGCAAATCCGGCATTACCGAATAAGTTCACTAAGTTAATCAAATTACTAACAATATCAATACCTAAGAATCCCCCTACAAATACTAATTGCACGAGAACACCTAAGCCGATTATGTGAAGTAACATATCTTTAATTCCAGATACACCTTCCATAATCATTTTGATTGTGTCTTTCATTTAGTTTCCCCCTATTAATGAATAAAAGCCGGTATTTCCCGACTCGTATAATAACTATAAGTCAAATCTAAAAAAATTAATCAGTATATAAATATATATCCCTATTTTTTAACATCTTACTATTTATTATTAGATAAATTACAGGTAAAATTATGGCAACAGATTACGAAATATTCAAAGGTAAAACCTTATCAGATGTCTTTAAGGACATATACGATAATTCCCACACCAATAAAAAACAATTAGAAGTTCTAATGAAAGAGGTAGTGGGATTTATTAAGGACGGAGATACGGCCGTTCAGATTATCCCTATGCTAAAAGAGTATTTAGAAATCAATGTTAAGAACGATGAACAACTTGTCAAGTTAGCAACAATCGTTCAAAGAATTACAGCAGCAGAAAAAAGAGCATCAGCCGATGATAGTGAGTTCGGTTTGTCAGAAGCAGAAAAAGAGCAACTGATGAGTGCAATAGAAACAGATGTTCAGGAGTTACAAATCAAAAAAGACGAAATAGAAAGTTCCATCAGTAAGGAAAGTTAAATGGCATTTTATAAAGAGGTCGGTAAAAATACCGAGTCTACTACATTAGATAACCGAGTAGTATCTACGGACGACCTACGAGTTAAAGTAAAACAAATACTACAAGAAAGACAATGGCATCAAATAGAACCAATTGAGGTTGTTGATGTTATTACTGATACTGCGGTTGCTACAAAACAAGAAATTCAGTATGGTAAAATAATTGGTAGATATGTTTATAGTGATAGAAATGTTTCATTATCAGAAATAGCTTCTAAAACATTTAGACCACTTGGTTCAAACATTATGCAACTTCCAATAGTAGGTGAGGTTGTTATGGGTATAGAATTTTTTGGTGAGAGATTTTACTTACCGATGTCTATGGTAAAAACATTTCCAAATAAACTTGATGAATTATCAAGATTAAATTATTCACATAAGAACATTAGTTCAGTTGGAGAAGCTCCTATTGATAGTTCTGACGTTCAGGGAACATATTTTAGGGATACTAATAAATCAAAATTAATTCTTAAAGAAGGTGATACAGTTATCCAAGGTAGATTTGGAAACTATATAAGACTTAGTAGTAATCAAATAGCAGACTTAACAGATGAACTTGGAGAGGGTGCATTAGAAAAAGTTAATGAAACTTTTCTCAATTCACCAAACATTGAACTCAGGGTAAATAATGCAAGTACAAGTAGTTCAAAAATACTAATGACTACAAGTCAAAGTGTTCAGTATCCAGAACAAGTTGTTAAGTTTGGTAAGAGTATGAAAGATATAGACCCAAACGGAACTGAGTTTATTACACAAGATTATTCTGATGGACAAGTTTATATTGATGCTGAAAGAATTGTTTTTAATGCGAGTAAAGATGATGTTGCAATATTTGCAAACAATCGTGTTCACATTAAAGGTGGAAATGGTGGAGTTCAGATTTCCAATGCTATGGGTAGTGTTTCAATTAAAGCAAAAGAAGTTGTTGAAGATTTTAAAGACGGAAAAAAATTACAAATAAATAAAGACCTAACAAAGGGAGATGTAATATTAGCACCAGACAATATGCAAGAAATGGGAGCGATTCTCGCAAAACAAGTTGAGTGGAATTTAGATTTTATAAAAGTTCAAGTTGGTTCATTAGTTCCAGCAGGTATTCCAGGATTACCAAAATTTAAAGTTAATCCAGTATGGTTTAAAAATGTTAAAGACAAAATTAAAAACGCAAAAAGGTTATTAGAATTTAATGACTTGGTGTTAAAATTAAAATGGTTAGATAAGTCTAAATGGAAAACCTACACGATGAAAGAATTAAAAGAAGCGTTTAAACCTATTCCTGGATTTGGTTCTATCATAGGTGGATTTGCTTCACTAAAACAATTAAAAGGAAACATAGATAATGTTAAAGACCAAATTGATGAAAAGGTAAAAGCATTAGAAGCAATAAAGTCAGGTGAATTATTAGATGTAGCAAATGTCGTTAATAGTTTAAAAGAAGATTTAGTAGATGGAGTAGTAGAAGATTTAGGATTGAAAGAGGCACAAGACCTTAGAAACAAAATAGAAAACTTAGAAAAAACAGGACAAACTATAAGTAAGTTTACAGGTGGTAGAGGATTAAAGCAAAGATTAGATACTTATACTAAACTGGAAGAAGAAGTTCAACAATCATTTCCGGATGACCCAGGATATCAATCATTGGTTAAACGAAGAGATGAGTCTTCCGAAAAATTAAATAGCTATGTAGCAAGAGGTTCAGCAGATGGATTTGACCAAAGAATATCTGAAATTGATATTGAAGTTCAGGCATTTTCAGGTGGTATGGACTTATTGGAAGCTATGGTAGAAGTACAAGATGAAGCAGAAAAAATTAAATCAGTAACAAGTTAGGAGTAATAATGAATAAAAATAAGTTAAGAAATATAATTGAATTAGTTGTTCGTAAAGAAGTCAAAAAACAACTGAGTGAGATATTTATTAATGAAGAAAAAGAAATCAAATTAGCAGAAACGATTTCTAAACCTAAACCTAAAAAGGTTGTCAATAAACCTAATAAACAATATTCAAAAAACCCAGTTTTAAATGAAGTATTGAACAATACAAAACCATTGGGTTCATCACAAACAGATGACTATCCAACATTGGGTGGAGGAGTATTAGGTAGTGATAATATGGCAGAAGTTTTAGGATATGGAAATTTAGGTCGTGGACAGAATAAAGAAAAAGCACGAGAAATGGGAGCAGTTCAAACTATTAAGAAAGCTGGGGTTTCAGTAGACGCAGTTCCAGAAGATGTTCAAAACGCATTAACTCGTGATTATTCTGGATTGATGAAAGCAATTAATAAGAAAAAATCAGGCGAAGGTAATTACAGACCATAATGGCAAGTGTAAGAGAAATAAATAATAATGAAGATACTAAAGTAGGAATTAGATTTCCATTAGGAAGAAGTGTAGATGGATTTTTCCACTCAACTTCTACGGTATTAGAACAAGCAAAATCTAATATAAGAAATCTACTATTGACAAGTCCAGGTGAAAGAGTTATGCAACCGGACTTTGGTTCTAATCTTAAACAACAAATTTTTGAAAACATTGGAGTAATATCGGTAGAAGCAATAGATAGTACAATAAGAGAAGCTATTTCAAGACAACTACCTTATGTTATCATTAATGAGATTGTAACGGATGCAAAACCAGATGACAATATAATAAATATATCATTAGAGTTTTCCATTACACTTAACCCAGATGTATTTGAAACCTTAACATTTAATTTTAATATTGGAGACAACTAATGCCAACACCAAATCCAAGAGATATAGATTACGGAACAAACAAAAAAGTAGTAAAGAAAGAAGTAAGTTATCTTGGTAGAGACTTCCGTGATATAAGACAAAACTTAATAGAGTTTGCGAAATCATATTTCCCAAACCAATACAATGATTTTAATGAAGCATCACCAGGTATGATGTTTGTTGAAATGGCATCTTATGTCGGAGATGTATTGAACTACTATGTTGATAACCAATTTAGAGAAACACTTTTAAATCAAGCAGAAGAAAGAAAAAATATTTATGAGATTGCACAATCTTATGGATACCGACCAAAACTTGCAGCACCTTCATCAGTAAAATTAACATTTGCTATGGATGTTCCAGCGAGTGGTAGTGGAGCTGGTGCAAGCTTTACATCATCACCAGATATGAGATACGCTTCTATAATTAACTCAGGAACAATTTTAAAGTCAACAACTGGTATTGAGTTTTCATTATTAGATGATGTTAACTTTAAAGTATCAAGTTCATTAGATGATTTAGAATCAATACCATTAACACCGGCATCCGGAGATGTTCCTACAAGTTTTAGATTGTTCAAAACAGGTCTTGCTAAATCAGGTATCACCACTACTGAACAATTTACATTTGGAACAGCAACAAAGTTTGACAAGATAACTTTAGATAAAGAAAAAATTACAGAGGTGGTTTCCGTTACTGATTCAGACGGAGGTAGTTGGTATGAGGTTCCTTTCTTAGCACAGGATACAGTTTTTGAAACACAAGAAAATACAACTTTAAATGACCCAAGTTTATCACAATATCAAAATGAATCACCTTACTTGTTAAAACTTATTAAAACATCAAGAAGATTTAACACAAGAGTAAATGATAAAAACAAAACTGAAATAAGATTTGGTTCAGGTATTAGTGATAATGCAGATGAAGAAATAATACCAAATCCAGATAATGTTGGTTCAGCATTAGGTGGTGGTGTTTCAAGGTTAGACGAAAGTTTTGACCCAAGTAATTTCTTAAAAACACAAACATTTGGATTGTCACCTGCAAATACAACACTAACCGTAACTTATCGTTATGGTGGAGCAGTAGAACATAATGTTCCAGTAAATTCTATAACTATGTTGAATAGTTTAAGTTTTACTAATTCCACATCTGGTATTGATTCATCAGTATTGAGAGGTGTTCAAGAAAGTATTCAAGTTACTAATTTGGAAAGAGCAACAGGTGGAGCAAGTCAAGAAACATTAGAAGATATAAAACTAAATGCAAGTGCTTACTTTAATGCACAAAATCGTGCAGTAACAAAAGAAGACTATGTAACTCGTGTTTACTCTTTACCACAAAAGTATGGTAATGTAGCAAAAGCATTTATTGTTCAAGATGAACAATTAGAACAGAACGGACAATTAGAAGTTATTGACGGAGTGGTAAAACGAATTGGTAATATTGATACTATACCAAATCCTTTAGCATTAAATTTATATATGTTGGGATACACTTCAGATAGAAAGTTAACTCAATTGAACGAAGCAGTAAAACAAAATGTTAAAACATATCTTTCACAATACAGAATATTAACAGACGCTATCAACATTAAAGATGCTTATGTTACAAATGTTGGAGTAAGATTTGGTATATTGGTTCGTAGAGGATTTAATAAAAACGAAGTATTGTTTAGAGCGATACAAGCAGTCAATAAACATTTTGAAATTAAAAAATGGCAAATCAATCAACCGATTGTGTTGAATGATATTGCTTATGTTATCTCGTTGGTTGAGGGGGTAATCTCAGTAGTTCCACCACAAGACAATAATCCTAATAAGAATATTGTAGTGATTGAAAACAAACACAAAGTGTCTGAAGGATATAGTGGAAACATATATGATATGGATGCAGCTACGAGAGATGGAATTGTTTATCCTTCATTGGACCCAAGTATATTTGAATTAAAATACCCAGATATTGATATTGAGGGTAGAGTAGTAGGAGATAGATAATGCATTATTTTGAGTTTGGTAAAAGAGATACAACACTTTATTCAGGTGGAACAACATCATCAGTTAATACAGGATTAGATGAAATATTAGAAATCGTAAAAGATGTTAACTCTAATGGAACCGTCGGTAATGTATCCAGAATATTAATTGATTTTGACTATACTGATATATCTCAATCTATCGTAGACGGAATAATTCCTTCCACCGCAAACTTTTATTTAAATCTATACGACGCAACTTCAGAAGAAGTTGAAGCAGAACAATATGTTTATGCTTATATGGTTAGTGGTAGTGCTTGGAAACAAGGAACAGGAAAACTTGACCACGACCCAGTAACGGATGACGGAGCAAGTTGGAGATATCGTGATGAAGAAAACACAACACCTTGGGTTACAGGTTCAGTATTGACTGACGGGGGTAGTTGGTTTACATCAAGTATTGACGGACAATATGAAGTTAGTTCATCTTATCAATTAACATTTGACAAAAAAGATTTAAGAATTGATGTGTCGGATATGGTAAAGAACCACATCTACTCATCATCTGCATATCCTAATAGAGGATTTATTTTAAAAAGAGAATCAATCTCACCAACAGATTACACCTTTGGATATACTTCCGGTAGTGATACAACGAAAGACGAAAGTAGTTCAGATAGATTAGGAAATTTAAAATACTTTGGTAGAGAAACTCATACAATCTACCCACCTAAATTGGAAGCAGTTTGGGACGACTCAAGTTTTTCAACAGGTAGTTTATCTGCTTTGAGTGGAGACGATTTAAGTAGATTAAAAGTTTATTTTAAAAATTTAAGAACAGAATATAAAGAGGGTTCAAAAGTAAAATTTCAAGTAGTTGGTAGGGAGTTATATCCTACTACTGCTTTCTCATCATCAGCAGCAGAACTTACGGTAAAATATTTACCAAGTGCGTCTGCTTTTTATCAAGTTAAAGATGCCGATACCGAAGAAGTAGTTATTCCATATGGAACAGGTTCTAAAATTAGTTGTGATTCCACAGGTAATTATTTTAGATTGTGGATGAACGGACTACAAGCAGAACGAAACTATCGTTTTTGTGTTAAGGTAGTTAGTGGTAGTGGTAGTGATGAAGAAATAAATTACTATGACGACAATTACGAATTTAGAGTAGTGAGATAAAATGCCTTATTTACCAAGTGACGCAAGAAACAAGTCAGACTATTATCAAAAAATATTAGACGCTGACATAATAGAACAACAGGAAATTATTGCTGACCTAAAAGGAAAGCAACAAGTTTCAGGTTCTATTGATGCCAATACTGAATTAAGAAATCAAGACGGACAACTAATGTTAGTTGAATCCCCTACTCAAAAAGGAAAGTCAATAGAAGAAGACTTTCAACAAGTCAGAATAGAAAACCGACAAGAATTTTTTAACAATAGAAATCTCAGTAAAATAGATAAAGAGTTTTCACATTTCAGACCACCAGTAGAACTTGATATTGATGATGAAGATTTAGAAAAGGAAGAAATAAGAGAGGAAATAAAAATAGAGGTAAGGAAAGAAAAGATTGACTTACCACTAAAAAGAATGTTTGCTCGTTTCGTCAATAGAGTATTGTTGGTAAACTATGATACGAAAAGTATAAATACAGATTTACTACATTCTAAAATAGCATTTATTTTTAAAAGAGAATTAAAACCAAGAGCAACATTAAAATTTAATTTTTCAAGATTATCACAACTTGCTATACCAGGACTACCAATACCAAAAGCAAAACCTAAAAATCAATTAGGAGATATGGTAGGTTCTATATTGGGATTAATGAGATTATCCAACTATTTAAAAAATTCAGATTATAAAGCACTATATGAACAATATGTTTTACCTAATAGAAAGTTAAGAGAATCGTGGGCAATAGCAAACGAAAATGCACCGAGAGCCGAATTTGATATGTATAATGTTAGTGGTTTAGAGGGTGAGGAAGAGTTCAAGTAATGGCAAGAGAATACGGGTTTACCGATAAAGAAAGACAATTATACTTTGCACCAGAAAAGGTGTATAGTAGTTTCGGTCGTGATGACGACGATGACTTTGTTGCATTATTTGTGTATAGTGAAAACGACATTTTATTAGAAACAATAATTTTAGAAGCAGAAGAAGTTGGTTTAGATTCTGGTGAAAACTTTATTGACTTAAATGTAGGAAAACATTTGAGAGACGCTGGGTATGTAGAAGGTAATTTTAATGTAAGTTATAAATTTCTTAGAAGACTTGCTGGTGTAGAACAAAAAGTTTTTGTTGACGGACAAGGAAATGTTTACGAGGGTAAAGTTAAAACAAGAACTATTAATGGTGAAGAAAGATATTTTGCCACGAACAATTCAGACGACCAAGATACAGCAGTAGAACTGGAATTGTTCAAAAGAGATTTAACTTATGTGATTGATGATATATCACCAGATAGAACAGAAGCAATCGTTGAGGTTGATGAACTAATCAAAAACCAAGAATACAAAGAAGACTTCCAATCTATGTCAGAAATGCTTGAGTATAAACCATTAAGACTAAATGGTGCTGGTCCAATTAAATTTGACCAAACCGACCCAACAATTTTAGAGTTTGATATTAATGATTTAGATAGAGGGTTTACTCAAAATATGGTAGGTGGACAAATAGTTATTCCAAGTTTATATCAAATGGAAAATGAAATCATTACTAATGAAGATGAAATAGTAAGAGAAATCGTAGAGGTAGATTTCTTTGAACCAGAAGAAGTTCAAGACCCAACCCCAGAACCGGAACCAGAAGAAGAAATAATTTATGATGACCAAACTGTTCAAGACGGTAGGTTTGATAAAAAGTATGATAGAAGAGGTG